ATATCACCTGATTCAATCTTGTCATTAATAGACTGAGCAAGTGTCATGGCAGTAAGTTGATCCATCTTTACTTTGTCTCCCTTAAGAGCCTTCTGTGCTTCTGCGTTCGCACGAGCAATATCAGCACGTGTCTTTGCAAGGGAAAGCTTTTGCTCCTCGGAAGCAAATGGCATTGCCTTTGTAGTAATAGAGTCAAGTGTCTCACCAGCGGATACTGATAGTCCGTACTTTAGAGCAACACTATTAATAGCTTGTTTCTCAGCAAAGTTCTGCTGTGAGGAAAGTCTATTCTCCTGTTGCTTACTAATCGCAAAGTTACCTAGTGATAGTAGATTAGAAAATACTTGCTGGCGTGCTTGCTGTTGGAACTCAAGAGACTTCAACTGTAGATCAGAAATCTTACCAGCTGCTGCTGCGTCACCCTGCAAGATTAGTTCCTGCTTGCGTTGTTCCATGTCTCTCAAACTCTTTTCTGTTCTCGTATCAAGATCGGCAAGAGCAACTGTACCAACTGCACCACCACGTCCAGCCTCAAGTGCTGCGGTACGTTGCTGACCAAACTGTTCCTTCTGGAAAGAAATCTCTCTGTTTGCAGATGATTCAAGTGCCTGTTTAGATTTGTCTGCAGATGTCTGAATACCAGTAATTGCTGACTGGATTGACTTCTCTATATTTGTATCCTGAGAGGATATGATGTTTGACTGATTCAGGAGAGTGGATTGCAGTGTCTGCATAAACTCCTCATTTGATGATCCTGCTACTGGTGCTTTTGGGTCCATATTTCTATATAATTATATCACGAAAGTATAACAAAGTAAAGGGTGTTATCCACGTCTAGTTCTTCTTCTAAAGTTAATTCCACCAACCTTGAATGACTTTACCTCTGGTGTGCGTGAAGAAGGGATTCCTTTCTTGGCACGATTGAGTGCTTTGATTGCTTCAACCTCCTCAGAGATTGCATCATCACGAAGTCCCATCTTGAAGAAGGCACGAGAGGCTGCCTTGTGAGCAACTGCATATTTGTACTGATCGTACTGTCCAGAGAAGAAGGGCACGTTTGTTGTTGCTGCAAAGGCGTATACTTTTGTAGAATCAGATGTGCTTGTCTCTCCAACAGACCATGATGTGTAGTAGAACTTTAGCTTCTCAGGTCTTGCAAGTCTCAAGTGATCAAGTCTAAAGTCCGTATCATCTCCCTGTCCAGCACCGTAGTTGTAATCCAATCGTATGTAGTCAATTGCTGTCTCATCAGGTGAGGAAGTTGCCGTTGCATCTGCCCAGTTAATCTTTACTGTATTCCATCCTGCAGCCCAAGCACTACCGTTAATATCGGTTGTTGCTGATGCTGACCAGTAGGAAGTTGAGGATGAACCCCAGTAAAGAGTGACTGATGTAAAGTTAGTAACGTCAGGAATGTATACTTCGAAAATCCATGATGCAAGATCAAGGTAATCAGTAAGGTCCATTTCTTCGTAATCATCTGCGTAGATGGTTGCTCTGTTGTTTCCGCTTTGAGACACATCTGCATCAAAATTGAAAGAGCCGTTTCCATAAAGAAACTCCACCTCATCAAGGGTTAAGTTGGTTGCATCTGAGTTGGTACTGTCAACCTGCCAAGTTGCATTTGCCGTAAGATCATCACCACTTTCAACTATCAAGGCGTGATACTTAGAGTCATGGTTAACAAGAAGATAGTTCTCATTATCGTGACGCTCAATAGCATATACTGACTCACCACTCTGCTGTCCTATCTCCTCAGCAACTTCTCTGGGAGACTTTCTTGACCAAGAGATCACATGATCGTCCTGCGCTCTACGCATGTCTACCGCCTCAAACAGATCAGCCACAGCAGTAGTAACTTTGTACTTATATACAGAATCAAGGTAGTTGAGGTCATAGGTTTCATTCTGCAAATCATTCTGCAGTTCTTCCTGTAGCCAAACAGTCGCCTCAGTGATGTACTGAAGACGTTCAGCTGCAGAGATACTATTATTAGAAGTGTCTCTAATATATGTATCAAGGTTGGTAATGATCGAAGCTACGGTTACTGCCATGTTATTGTTATATTATACCACAGAATCGCGTTTATAGCAACTTGTCGGTAGGAGTGTAATCTATCTCAACTCTGTGAATCTTTGGAAGATTTGCTACAGTTTTACCTGATGAATAAGTCAAACCAAGTTGAATCATGTTGCTGTTCTCCATTCCAAGAGGTATGTAAAGCCATCCCTTTGCAAGGTCTACATCGTGATCTATTGTTGCTGTCATTTTGTTTGGAGCAGAAGTCTTTGTGTAAGAGTTATAGACATTTACAGTCGTAGTGCCAGAATCAGCATTTCCCGATGTATCATCAAAGAACAGGGTAATTCCATTCACACGAGATAGCTTGGGAAGCTGAATTGGTGCACCATAAATAGTTGTTGCAATAGCTGTCTGTGCAGTGTCAAAGAACTTAAACACTGAAATATCTATTCCAGAACCAGAATCATCAAAGTAAAACGCATAGAGTTTCCCATTTGTAAGTGTGACAATACCACCCATTTCATCATCACTGGCGATAGTATTTTGTCCAATCTTGTGTAGACCATCCTGCTCTTGATCGCCAACAACACTTCCGTACCAGAAGATGTCTCCTGTGTCAGTCTGCCAAACAATGCCATTTGCAAAGCTAGATACGCCAGTCTTGCAGCTTGGTGCACCAGAGAGTTTTTCTGTCTGTCCAATTGTTTGCTTTCCAATGTCAGCAACAACTTTGAATCTTCCACCAATAAGTTCACGCAATTGAAAGATTCCCCTTCCATTAAGGGTCCAGATAAAGAGTCTGTTTCCAGTACTGTAGATGTTGTAGATGTCTGAACAGTCCTCCACACTGATAGCATCCTCAATGTTTACGTTTGTGGATATTCTATTCCAGACAAGTACCGTACAAGTTCTTGCTCTGATAGTCATTGAATTTGCTTGCCATGCTGTGCTTAGCCCGTGAGGTGCATAGACTGCTGTTGGTGGCTTGACTGCAATGAATATCTTTCCGTTCATCTCTGCCATATCAACCATGATCGTACCAGCAGAGAGGGTGAGCACGCTTGTTGTAACAATTCCAAGAGCACCACCTGAAGTAGTACCATCAAACTTGTGCAGCTTGTTACCATTACCAAAGTACATAAAGCCGTTGTCTGATACTTGAGTAATAATATGGTGGTTAATATCAAGAATGTTTACAGCGTTACCAGTAGATGCACCTGTGGCAGCATCATGCTGAACGATGTTCGTTCCGTCCCATGTAGAGAAATCAAATACGTTACCTCCAGTTCCTGTTGTTCTATACCAAACAAGCAGCTTGCTTACACCATTGACCTGATAGTTTACCAGTGAATCAACTTGCATATTTGTCTCAGTCTGTGCTGCTGTTGGACCAAGCGCATGATCGTTTGCAGATGCGTAAATATCAACAGGCCATCCAGAAGTTACAAGTGTGTCTGTTGTTGGGTTAATGATGTAAAGATTCTTGTCAGTCGAAAAATAAACAGATGTTCCTGATACGGTATCTGTTTCAGCATCGTCACGAGACACCATTGCGATAGGAAAGTCGTTCTGAGTAAGCTGTGTGATTGCGTTTGTTACTACCCCAGAGCGAATAATTCCTGGAGCAATCATCTTGTCGAATACAAATGGGTTTGTGAAACCAGCAACGATCTGATTTGTTCGTGCGCTTTTATTATATCGAGTTGCCTCAGCAGTGCTTCCCCAGCCAAAGCCTAGGCCACCAGTAAATTCATCAAGGACTATTTTTGCCATATTAGATTTGCTTTATGTATACTGTAACCGTAAGGCCAGCAACTGCTGTTAATGTTCCAGCGTCAACCAACGCCAATCTGTCTCCTCTTGCAAGGACACGTGCTCCAGTGCTTACCAAAATTCCAAACTGTGGAACATTAATTGTTGTTTTTAAACTTAATGCTGTTGTGAGAATAGCTGTACCTGCGTCAAGTGCCTGTCCAGAAGTAAGTTTCTCAATATTGAGTGTAACAGCACTACCGTCTGTTCCAAGCACACGATGTACTTCACTTACTGATACAACCTCACAAGGATAGTCTGCGGTAAAAAACACCTCATAGTTTGCAGCAGTAGCTGGCTCAGTACCAGTGAGTGAGTGTCTTATTGGGTATGCAACGTGTGTATTGATAGCCTGTTTGTTGCGAAAGTTGAGAGGCATTGATAGCGTAGGATCATTAACCTGCCCACTCCATCTATTGTTATCTCTCTTGAATGTTTCATTCTCTTTTGACAAAGCAGCAACCTTATCCTCAAGGTTTCCTATTTCGATTCGTAGGTCTTTTATTTGCTGCTTTTGATCTTCCATATATTTATGCTAGTCCTTTGGACGTTTTTACTGAAGCGATTGCAAGACCTTTCATTGTTTTGACTGAGGCAATGGCGAGTCCCTTTTTTGTTTTCACGTTAGCGGGACCAGATGCACCAGCAGCCAAAAGAGTAAATGTTCCGCTGGATGTAAATTTCACCCATGTCTCAGACCCACTTGTACCAGTCGCATTACCTCCAGTATGTCCACCTGCGAAGTCTGCAGTGGTATACATGATGATTACAATACCCGAACCACCGTTTCCTCCGTCTGTTCCGCTTCCAACACCTCCTCCACCACCTCCTCCACCACCTCCAGTATTTGCTGTTCCCGCAACACCACTTGCACCTGTCCCAGTGTTTCCGTAACCACCTTTTCCTCCACCGCCATCACCACCAAGTCCAGCGAAGTCTGCACCATAAATACCACCTCCTCCACCGCCACCAGAATGAGAGGTATCTGGGGCCGAAGCAATTGAGAGTAGAGAACCAACAGCAGCATTAGCAACACCAAGTCCTCCTGTTCCACCAGTTGTAGAAGTACCAGCAGCACCAGCTGCACCAGCACCTCCTCCACCACCAGCACCTTCATTGACAGAACCTCCACCACCGTTACCACCAGCAAAAAGTGACTGATTGGAAGTACCACCAGTTCCTGCGCGTTTCGCACCTCCACCATTACCACCAGTACCACCGTTTTCGTCTGCACCAGCAATGTCACCTGCTCCATAACCACCACCGTTTCCCGTGATAGCAGTACCGCCATCATCAAAAATACAAGCCCCACCAGCAGTTCCGCTTGTGTTGTCTGTTGTTGCACCCGTACCACCCGAATTGATAGTGATCGTGTATGAAGTTGCTGTTACTGTTCGTGTGGCATTGTAGGTGTACCCTCCTCCTCCTCCACCACCAGCACCACCGTTCGCAGACCCAGAAGCACCACCACCTCCTCCCGAACCTTGTACAAATACTTTTGCTGTTGCCATATTATTCAGTAATTACTTTTCGAGTAATCACCCAATCCTGAATTTTCTCACTCCATGCGGCACTGTCACCACGCTCAAGTGTTGGCTTTGGTGTTGGTGCAACATAGAGTCCTTTTGCTTTGTCGAGTGACCACGATATAAAAGGCTTTGGAGGTGTAAACATGTCGTCAGCAGGATGGTATTCGTATCCTATCCCCGCAAAGTTGCGACGATTGCGAGCCTTCACATCCTCAATACTTCCCGACTCTTTGCTCGTTCCACGATAAACACCCTTGCTTGAGTTGTATGATGTCTGTCTCCACTCTGAGAGGGGACGCTTCACTCCATTGACCAACCAACCACCAGCTTGCTCAATAACAGCACGTTCAATTACGGTTACTTGATCTACAATGTTTGTGACTGGGTTTATATGTGCGAAGTGAGCCATATTATGTAATGTGCGTTATCCAGTCATTCTCTGGATTGAAGTAGATTTCATCGGCAGTAAGTGCGTGCCCAACAACACGGATAACATAGTCAACTGTTGTTGGCTGTGCCACAACGATGTCTCCTGTTGTTGAAGCGTAGACTGCAGCACCAATAGTGAGAGCAGGGAAGTTTGCATCTGCGCGAATAATTCCGTTAAGAAGAATAGTAAGAGCACCACCATCAGAGGATGATGTGACAGCAATTCCAATGATTCCACGAGCATCACCCGTTGCAGCTGCAGCAACTGAGATGTCTACAAGTTCCCAACGTGAATCATCTTTATCGAGTGTAACCAAATCACCAAAGGCGATAGTTGCTCCACCCGTTCCCGTGACAGTTGTACCTGAGTACTTTCCATCAGCAGAGCCAGCAGGATCAAGAGCGATTGAAGTGTTTTCCCCCAGTGTGATATTCCCTGACATTGTTCCACCAGCAAGAGGAAGTCGTGCGTTCAACTGTGTCTGTATTGCAGAAGTTACCCCCTTAACATAAGTAAGTTCTGTCAAAGATGGGTATGTTGCAACCGCAGCAGAGACAATATTCTTTGAGCCATCTGTGATAAGCATCTCTGAAGCAGTAAGATATGATCCAGTGATTGACGTTGCAAATGTTGGAGCTGTAGTAGGAGCCTTAGTTCCTATCTGTGTCTGAATTGCTGAGGTTACACCTTTTAAGTAAGTCAGTTCAGTAAGGGAAGGATATGTAGCAACAGCTGCAGAAACTATGTTCTTTGAGCCATCAGTTATAAGAATTTCAGAAGCGGTCAAATAGCTTCCTGTTATTGATGTTGCGAATGTTGGTGAAGTAGTTGGAGCCTTAGTTCCAAGTTGAGTTTGGATAGCAGAAGTTACCCCCTTAACATAAGTAAGTTCTGTGAGTGACGGATAGGTTGCAACTGCTGCAGAAGCAATGAATCCGCTAGCATCTGTAATAACAATCTCACTTGCAGTAAGTGCAGCAAGTTTGTTTACCGCGATAGCAGCAGCAGCTTTAATGTCAGCGTTCTCAATGTTTGTGATTGAGTTACCCGTTCCATCTGCATCAAATGTTTTATTTGTGAAAGTATCCGTAGTTGCCTTGCCAACAAGAGTGTCAGTAGCAACGGGAAGGGTGAGAACAGAAGACCCAGCGATTGCGCCTGAGTTAAGTATTGTTGTTCCAGAAGTAGCCCCAGCAAGAATCAACTTACCAGAGTTAAATGTCTTCGCAGCAGTAACTGTTTGAATAGTGGCAAGCACCATGTCACCAGCACCAGCAGAAGACCATACGGGATCAGTTCCGTCTGAAGAAAGAATCTGCCCGTTTGTTCCAATAGGGAAACGAGTAATAGCACCAGCGGTGTAATAGAACAAGTCACCTTCAACAAATGATCCACCAGCAAGCCCTTGAATGAATGCGAGTTCAGCTGATGTTAGTTCCTTCAGTCCACCGATACCAGGAGTTTGAGGTTGTCGTATTTGCATAATTATTTAATTAGTGTGTCCAAGTCCTGATTCGGATAAATCTGTTCAAAGGCGTATTTAGTTCTGCGATACATGACTTCAAGGTTATCCTTCTTGCGTTCAAATTCTTGAATCTCTTTTACCAAAGATTCTTTTGGAGATCGCACCTTTTCAACTTCCTCAGCGATTTTTTTCTCAACAGAAGTAAGTTCAACTTGCTTTGCCTTGATTTCCTCATTGGCAAGTTTCACCAAATGATCGTGCTTGGTCTGTAGATCAAGATGTTGGTCGTGAAGTATTTGAATTGCATCCTCCACCTTTTCAAACTGCTCATAGGCAAGTTGTGTCTTTCCAAGTGCAAGCGCATAATCTTCAGAAACTTCCTTCTTGAGATCATTCAACTTTTTGATTTCGTCCTGAATAAGTGCAATCTGACTTGACAGTTGAGTGATAGTCTTTTGTAGTTTTTCCTCCTCATCAGCCTTCTGGGAGAAGAATATCTTTTCTCTTTCATCCAACTCTCGTTCACGGCGAGTAAGCTCATTTAGATCATGAGCAATGTTTTGGTGTATTACCGCTGCTTGCCCATGAAGCATGTCTAGCTGTGCAACAGCATCTTCAACCTTGAAGCCAAGGGAAGCTAGAGTTTCCTCTGCTCCTTTTGTTCTAGCGTGAGAATGTTCAAGTTCAGTGTTGGCGATCTCAATGTTCTTTTTGATCGAGTTATACTGCTCCTTGAAGTTATTGATTTTGATTTCTTCTTCAGGAGTCATGATTTGTTTATTGACCGCTTAGTGTGCACTCAGCAAAAACCGTTCCAAAGTTAGTTACCTTTCCAGTTTCCTTGAAGGTAAACTCCATGTAGTTGTACATAACGTCGAGAGGAATTGAGAATGTTGCTGCTGCTGCGTTTGTACCAACAAAGGTAAATTCACGAGCAGTAAGTACTGACTGTCCACCAGAGATGGTTTCAATCATCATGCGGTAAAAATTTACATTGTCGTTAGAAACCTGAACACGCATTTCAATAGAGTTAGATGTTTCAGTTGCACCCATTGTGTAGAGCACATCAACGTCAATCATTGTAAAGCCAGCAGTCTTAATTACCTTTGTTTTATTTGCAACATCGTAAGAAGCTGTAAGATCAACTGATGTGCGTGTGCCTCCATCGGTCTTTGAACCAACGAGAACGTTTGACTGATTTGAGGGATAGTATTGACCCATAGTAGTGTAGTTAGTTCCCGTCCTTATCTTGATCCCCAGAAGGGACCAAGTAAGAACAGGAGTTGATTCTATTAAGCAACGTCAACTGTTCCAGCAAGACCAAGACCAACGAGTGTTCCGTTTCCTGAACCGTACACAAGTACCTTAAGATCATCAGCTGTAGTTACATCAGCAAATCCCATGACAGGAGTGTTCACCAAGAGAATGTTTCCATTCACGCTTGTTGCTGCAGCAAGTGCGCCCGTAGGAGCAACCGCAGATGTGATGTTCTGAACCGCGCTGATAATGCAGTTCTTAAAGAGCACGAAGCGATCAGGTGCTGAGTAAGTAACCATCTTGAATGTTGAAAGAGAGGTGTATGTCTGGAAGAAACAATCTTCGAAGATAGTTCTCGCAATGTCACCAATTGTAACTTCAGCTACCTGAGTTGCGCGGATAACAGTGTCAAGACCAATGTAGCAGTGCTGGAAAGTGTTCTCTGCACCAGTAACTGCAAGTGAACGAGCACCAGAGTCGTCAAATGACGAATCACCAGTACCAGAAATCTGACAGTTTACAATGCGATTGCGCTGTCCAGAAACAACCATAGCGCGTCCTGCTGTCTGTGTTCCTGTTGCGACACCGTGGAAGATTTCAAGGTTTGCAATCAAACAGTTGTCAGCAGAAACAGTGAAAAGGTCTTCAATTGTCTTTACCGTTGAAAGCTGAGCGATACGTGAACGCTGTCCGATCATAGGACCTGCGCCAACACCAATAAGGTGAACACCGTCCTTGTTCCAGTCAAGTGCTGCTGCCTGATAATCAGTTGTTGAAGCTGCTGTGTTGCTTTCTGTAAGCATGTACACAACATCGTTCTGATTTGCTGTTGCAGCTGCGAGTGCCTGAACAAGTGTCTTAAACGCCTGTGCAGGGCTTTTACCAGAGTTACTATCGTTTCCAGTGCTAGGCTTCACGAACCAAGTCTTACCCTGTGTAGGTCCTACTGGTGAGATTGGAAGCATTGCTCCGAAACTTGAGACTCCGTTTGGAAAATCTGTTGCCATATATTTTTTAAAATTACTTTAATTGATTCCCTATCGTTTAAAATTTCTTGATTGTTGAAATGTATAGGGACATAACCCAATCGTGCCAACTCCTCATTTTTCAAACCATCTTGTTCATGACCATCTATTTCTATTGCGAAGTTGCCCACAATGAAATCTATTTCTCGGCCATTGACTATCCACCGATGCTTAAACGGAAGGTGTAGTTCTTTTAAAAGTTCATACACGATCCGTTCAGCCTTGGTAGATTTTTGTCTCGTTACTCTATACATTTACCTGGAGACTAAGGATAAAATTGTGCGAGGTACGTTTTGATAGAACGTACAAACTATTTCCGTTAGCTTGAGTAAGCTGCGAGATCACCCTTTGATCCCCATGTGCGCTTCCACTCCTTAGAGTAGTTAGCCCAACGAGCATCAACTGTGAATGTCACAATCTTGCTTAGGATAGCAACGTCTGTTCCCATGACAGGAGCCTGACGTACTTCGTGACCAAGCTTGTGGCGACCTGCTGTAAGCAAGAACCATGCTGTGTTTGAACCTCCGTTTACTCCGTCAAGGAATAGAGATGTCACCATATCGGCTGATCCCTTGTAAACGTTGATTGCGTTCTCTGCTGACTCAGGTGTAAGAACAGAGTTAAGTTCCTCCTGTCCCTCACGCTCTAGTGCTGGGGGAACAACAAGGACATCCTTACCGTTCTTTGATAGAGCCATACCATCGTCAGTCTGCTGGCGAATCTTCGCTAGCTTACCAACTTCAAGGCTGTCGTGTCCGAATGCGATTCCAGTTGCAGATGCATTTGACTGAGTAGATGCACCAGGAACAACGGTAGGGTGTACAGTAGAGAACTGTGGCTTTCCGTCACCGTACCAGTTCATTGTGTACCCATTTACCTTTGCTGTTGTTGCAAATGATCCGTTAAATAGCTGCATACCAGCTTCGTCCTGCGAGTAGTTAGCACCTACTGAAAGGTCCTTCATCTCGTCTAGGTCTTCTCCCCAATCACGATCTGCGATTGTGTTTGCTGTTACTACAAGGTGCTTACCGTAGTTGTTGTACACAATGTCCGTTGTGTAAGTCTTGTAGCGGCGACCTCCTGGGATGTCGTCACCGTCTGAGAACTGCTCAAGCTTACCCGCACCAGTCTTACCTGTTACGTTACGCTGTGCGCCCGTTCCTGTGCCTGTCATTAGAATGCTTGCGATTCCTGGAAGGTATTCCTCCTGTCCCTGATCGAAAACTTCTGAGATTTCAAGGCCGACACCTGCAATCAGGTCTGTCCAATTTCCTCTTGATTCCATATTGGTTTAAAATTAAGGTTAGAGTTATACTCCAAATACCTGAGACTCATAAATGTTTGCAAGTGCACATGAAGACTTGATAGGATCAACACCATGTAGTGCGTACTGCATTGTTGTTGTTGTCGTATCAGACTCGTCAAGCTGAGTTGCGCTGTCCAAATCGCAGAAGTATCCTGCAAGGTTTGAACCTGTTGTTGTTCCAATTGCTGTCTCGAAGTCAGCCTGAACAATTGACATCTTTGAAATGTCAACTTCTCCCTTCACCTTTCCTACTGTCTGGTTGTCAGATGCTGTAAGATATGATCCAACGTATGAACCCATAGCTGCACCAGCTGCACCAGTTGTGTTAACACCAACTCCAAGCTCCGTAGAGACTGCGCGAAGATGTCCATAGACAAGAGCACCAGCTGTACCTGCGACAAGAAACCCAGAAGAAAGCTTAAGGGAGTCTGCCTGTACGAAGGTAACTGAGTTACCAAGGATTTCACGTCTTAGGAGAGGACCGCTGTTGGAATTGAATGTCCCTCTAAAAATAAAACTCATTTTATTAAATGTTAGAATGCGTCATTAATTGTTCTACGAATCCCGCACCCCTGGATGTTTTTACCTTCAGCAATCTTTCTTCGTTCCATGTTGGACCAAGGACTGTGAGAAGCTTTCGCTCCCTATCACTTAGTTCAGATTTCACTTTAGATTCTGGGGCATTTGGCGACAATGGCGACTCACTTGAGTAAGGCGCAACTATCGTTCTTTCCTGTGGGGGAATTACTAGAACGTAAGCTTCTTCAAAAACACTTATGAAATCTTCTTCCTTAACAAGACCCTGCTGGTTGAAACGTCCCAGCTTGGCCTTCCATGCTGCTAGTTTGATACCACCTGGATCATTGTCTGCTGAAAATTCTTTGTGTCTCGCAAGAAACTTTTGCTCGGCAGATGTTTTATTCTCGGATGCTGTTTTCTCATCTCTCTCACCATTGACACGTCTTACAATCGCTTCAACGTCCTCAGGGGACTCCACTTTTGCATCGGGCTTGACTTTAGTTTTAAGAACCTCGATCTCTGCATCTTTCGCCTGAATCTTCTCGCGCTGGGTTTTTACTTCCTCAACAACGTTAGTCAAATTCTGCGTAAGAACTTTTACCTGCTCTGCTAATTCACCAGCTTTTGCAAGCTGTTGTTTTTCTTCTTCTGTCATATCTTTCCCTTTTTATTATTAACCCTTTTGTTGACGCTGGTAGAGTCCAGCGAGAGGTTGAGTCCTCTTTGATAATGCGACTACCCGAAGGAGTTGTAGTCTGATCTGATCCCCATCAACGTTCTTAACCCGAATGCGGAACCATATCAGAACACACCTCAATTACATTATAACACAGATTACATAATTTAGCAAATTACATTGTACGCTTTGAAGAAGGAAGTTTTGGGACTCGCTTCTCCACAGCCCTCTTTTCTGAAAGCATCACCTTCGATCTCATTGTTGCGATACGATTATATCCACCCTTAAGCATCAACTGTTCACCAGGACTCTGTGCAGCAAAGTAGCGTGATCTGTCTTCCAGCATCAACGTTCTCAACCATTCCTTAAATCGTGGAACAGCAGCAAGAAGCTTGAATAGTTCAGCTTCCTCTTTCTCCCCAAAAGGAGTCATGTCATGCCCAAGTGTCTTATCAACAAGGACCGCAATTTCTAGTTCAGACAACTCTTTCTTCTTTGCCATACGTTAACCAAGCATTGATTGCTGCAGTGCTTGCAGATCGTTTAGTGACTGCATACCACCCTGCATACCCTTAATGTTATTCTCAGCGAGATTCGTTGTTGGCTTAGTTGGTGTACCTTGGTCCTGCATAGGATTCTGTCCCTGCCCTGGCTGTCCTTCTGGTGTTGGCTGTGGTGGGTTAAACAACTCACTCTTAAGCACCTTTGTTGGATCGTCACCAAGCTTCTCAGCTGTCTGTGCAGCAAGTTCCTCACGGTCAACCAAGTCAGGGAAGAAGCTCATGTAGACACGAACCTTCTCTAGCTGCATTGCCTTGTCAATATCACGTCCAGCTTCACTGCGTGGGTTTGTTACCAACACTGTATCGAATGAAAAGTCTTGTACGTAAGGTGAAGCAACAGCCATGATCTCAGTACGTACTCCAGTATTCTTTGCGAGAATCATCTCACGAGTTTTTACCTTTGTCTTTGAAGGCATCTTTGACTTGTCCTTATACATTTCAATAACCTTTGTTCCACGCTTACCATCGGTAAGGACAGTGTTCTTTATGGTGAACGTGTTGAATGCATCGTTGAACTGCTCAACTCCACCCTCTCCAAGAATCTTTCGAATCATTGGATTGTCAGAGTCTGTCCAGAACTGCATCACGTTACTTGCCTTTAGTGTAGCCTTACGCTTAATACCATAGTTGATCTGTCTTCCCCATAGTCCAAGCATTGAGGCAACACCCTCAGCAGCGACACGAATTTCCTGCGCTGTAGTTCTTTCTCCTACACCTGCAACACCCTGAGACACCTGATCCATTGAAGACTGTTCCATGATCTTACGTGTGTACTCAAGAATGTACTGGTGCCAGCCACTTGGTGTGCCAAGGTCAAGCTTCATAAATGAATCCTTAAGAGACATACCCTGTGTATCAATAGGAGTACGTCTTCCTGGGCGTAGGTAATCATCCTCAATAGGATCGAATCCGTTTGTTAAAATTGGTGGGAAGATTGTAAGGAAGGACTGGTCCAGAAGCATGTTTGTCAACACGTTCAAAACATCCTGCATAGACTTCAGCTTGTCAGGCATTGACTTACCGTAGAAGAAATCTGAACCGAATAGGTCAAACTTAATATCGTAGAAAGGAAGTGACTTGTGGTTGAATGGTAGTGGAGAAATTGCTTCTGATGATTCCTCTCCCTTCTTTCCATAGTGAACAGGGTTAAGCCAAACACCATTAGCAATGATTGTGTACTCATCAACATCTTGGTTGTAGTACCAAAGAACCTGAACAGTTCCTTCTGTCAAATTGCGAGAGATAACATCTGCGTAGAAAGGCTGCTGTCCCTCTGGCCAGATTTTCTTGTGAGCCTGAACATACTTAGACTTATCGTACATTGTGAAGTCCATGCAGAACTTCGAGTAGGACATCTCCTTTGCGCGGAAACAGTAAGGCATCTGCTTTACTGATCTGATTGCAACAGATGAAGGATAGAACTCCTCAAGCGGAACGATAGCTCCAAAGAGTCTGCTTGTGACAGTCTTCTTTTCATCAACCTTAATATCATCATCCTGCTTCGTGACAAAGCGTGTCATTTTTTCCTTTCGCTCATGTCCCTCATATCCAACTACAGTGCCCTTAACGATAGACTCAAGAAGTACGAACGTCATTAGTTCTTCGTAGTCGTCTACTTCTTCAGCATACTCATAAAGGCTTGTAAGGATTTGTGCACGTCTAAAGTCCTCATCTCCTCGTGGCTTGAACTCAGCAATAGGCATCATCTTGGCAACCTTAGCGAGAACAGCCATCACCTTATTGCGTGTGAATGGATCGTGGATTCTTGCTTGCCAGTCTTCAATGTTCTCTCTCTCGTCAACGTTTGTTGTGAAACGTCTTACGGAATCATCAATGTAGTCTACTAGAGTAAGACCATCAAAATATTCGAAAGACCGATTGCGCTCAGTCTCAGCATCACGAAACTTATTATATACAGCAGTAACAACCTCCTGCTCCTTGGCAGATGGTTTGTGCTCTAACTTATTTGAATACTCTGGATTTGCCTCCTTGACAACCGATCTGTTCTTTATTGCCATAGTTTAAACTTACCTACAATTATACCACATACTTGACTTTAATGCAAGTTTACTTTACAACCATCTGTTGATAAGCTCCTGTTGCTTCCTCATTGAACTCCTTACTATTCTTTATCAAGTAGGTCCGAGTACGTATTCTGTCCAGGGAATCCCAGTAGCCCTCAACATAATTCTTAATCTTGCGAGTCAGCTCTGCGTTGTCTTCGTATTCCTCAAAGTAACTCTGGCTCTCAAATCTTGGATCGTATTCTTCAATGTCATAACCCTTCTCAGGCATGTCCTTATACACCTCATGGATATAGGCTTGCTTCCAGTAGATACGGTAGAAGCCAAGCTTAATGCGCTTGAAGCGGAAGTGGGGGGACATTCTCATAACGTCCTTATAAAGTCTTCTGAACCACCGTGTGCCTTCAACATGTAACATTTTTGTAAATCCTTAACCCATAAGTAATAGTATTTCTATGACACGGGACACATAATGTTCTACCATTATTTACGTCCCACAATTTGTCACACCTTAATGCTTCCTGAATATTTTTTATATCATTTTCACTTAAAAGTTTTGACAAAGGAATTATGTGGTCAGCATTTAAATTACCACCTGCGCGTTGACAAAGAACACATGTATACTTGTCTCGTTCGTAAACATAATTCCTCCAAAGAATATATTTTTCAGATGTTCGCACCAGGACAGATAGTTTTGTTTTACCACTACCTTTTGTCCAAGTGTTTGGCTTACCCTTATTCCAAGCAATATGTCCAAGCGAAGCGACACTTATCTTCTTTCTTGTTTCTTCAGAAACAGAATGCCCCATCAATGATGTAGAAATCTTAATTTTAGTTTTTTCTGAGTGAACCCGCATCTTCTCCTTGGTATCCAATAGGTCGTTGCCTATTGTTGTTATCTACTAATTCAATCTCAGTGATCTGTTCGTTCTTTGGGCAAAGTACAGCGTCAATAACACTGTCTGCCTCAACCGTCTTTGTAATTTTATATATCATAGTGAGTTAGTACCCTATTGATCTTCTGCGGTCTATCACCTTCTTTGGCTCAAACTTGTCAAAAGGCTTACTCACCCTTCGTCTTATTTCTCCAACTCCTAGGCAAAGATATTCGAAAGCAGAACGGAAGTGAGAGGTATAATCATGGCGTGGCTTTTGGCTTCGTATTGCGTCAACTCCTTCGATCTTTACCTTTGGATAGGCAGCATTCGCAATACACATTGAGAAGTACTTTGTACGATCATTGGTGTTCAGCTTTATGCCATCCATCATTATTTTCTTTGCAGCAGTTTTTCTCACAGCAAAATCTTGCCATGCTTCATTGAAGTTAATAAAGATTCCGTAGTCTTTCAACACATCCAATACTGTCTTGTTAGTTACTTGGTTTCCAAAACGTCCAGCAGGATCACCAAAGTGTATTCCTCGCTTCCAACTCTTGTGCGCCATTATCGTGTCAATATCTGAGGATGAATAGTTGTATCCCTCGCTGGGCATAATCCCTGTGACGAAAGGAATGTAGAAATCTATCAACTTGTTGTTGTTGCGATAGGTATCTATGATCCTCCACTTTCTTCCTTCTGGTTGCATCCAAATAATTGCTGTATCATCTGTCTTTCCAAAGTCCCAACCAATATAGAGAGGCAAGTTATCATCGTATGGAAAGTTTCCCTTTTCAACATTCTGTTCGTTCCACTCTTTGTAGACACGTCCCTCTTGAGATTTGTTATATGAAATGTCCAACTCCTGAGCGACTTCTTCTTCAGTACGTCTTGATCTTTCGAACTCATACCACTGCTCATCTTTCATTGGGTGCTTCTTCCAGTGCAGTGTCAGCACATCAATTCCACTCTCACGCAACATTGCATAGTAGTTGTATCCTTTAGGTGTTGAGTTTGCGATACGGCATGAGGTGGAGTCTCCTGCAGATTCCCATGCATCCTTTGCGTAGTCCCACGATCCAAGCTCGTCAAAGAGAACAACAGTCTTACGTGAACCACGAGCAAAGTCAGGATTCATAGTGTCACCAGCAATAAGGTTTCCGTTCTGGGGATTCATCAACTTCAGATGTGTTCTGTGTTTATCCTTACGAAAGTTCTTTGGCAGCATCCATTTAGGGAGCGAGTCAATACCATAGTCAATCATACCGAACAGAGAATCCTTTGTTTTGTTGTCCACAAGGTCCTCTTTATAGGAACCCACGAGCAAGTTACTTCCATCTCTGAAAAGCCAGTACCAGATTGGGACCCAAACGAAAACAACCCATGATATACCCATATCACGGGACTTTTCCAGAAGACCATCAGTACCACCATCAATATGTTTAATGAGCCAAGCTATTGCTTCCTTCTGATACTCAAAGAGCATGAAGGGTAAGTGGTGGGGAGCAGCTGCAGGTCTAGGATCAAAAGTAAATCCAAAGTTCTCAATAAAAAAGATACATCCCTCAACAGGATTATCTGGACGAGCACAAAGATTCCACACTTGGGCACGCGCCTCAATGCGACTATTTGCAGCGTCATTGATCTGCAATCTTTCAAGTAACTTCTTAGAGTACGCTTCCGATGCGAGATAGTCCTGGAACTTTCTTTGCCGTCTTTGGAACTCTGTAGTTTGCTGCTGCTCTGTCAATTCCATATAGTAGCGGAGCCTGGGTAACGATCCCAGTATTTCATGGTTATGAGCCACGCGACTTACCTTTCGTCTTGCCCGCCAATTCTAAGTATAACACATTCTTGACAATTAAGCAAGAGTGTTATCAACAATTCACACAATGCTGCCTCGCATGGATTCGAACCACGATAGCGAAGTCCAAAGCTTCGCGTCCTGCCGTTAGACGACAAGGCAATAAATTTAAATCAGGCACTGATGCCTTTAACTATGTAAGTTATTTGTTTCCGAAATGTTTTCAAACATAAGAAGGACCATCGGCTTTGAAGCGAGAATGCCCTTACTTAAATTTTTAACCCAGTAACCACAACCACAATTCCATTCCTCAAGACCGAGGGTTTCCTTTTCAACTAACGGAATCTTACAATCTGGACAACCCAAACTCTGCATTGCTTCCTCTGTAAACATTTAAAAAGAACTATTTATAAATTGTCAGTCTGCTGGGAATCGAACCCAGTCTATACGCATCCAAGGCGCATCGGCCACCATTACCATCCAAACTGATAAGTGAACTGGAAGTTAGCTTTAAGCTAATCTCCAGTCTACATTGTGGAACTGGGGGTATCGAAACCCCGTCCAACACTATCTTCTAAAAACATCTACGAGATATAGTTGATGAGATCAACGTACACGAATCTGGACACCTCCACCAGAGCGAGTGATTATGCTGTCAACGTTACGCGCTCCACCTTGCGTGACAACATCGTTAGGCAAACTGGAACTCCCGAAGGAATGCCATGTAAGGCGAACGAATTTTTGTATCTGATTTTGCAGTTACGTGTTACTCCACTTTTACGCATGTGTAGTAGTTGCGATCTCGCCGTCTTTAAAACAATAATGCTGTCGAAACCTTTCAGTCCCATAAACAGTTTAGTGAGTTGCTTAGCTCAGTTGTGGACCAGAGTGGAATCGAACCACCCCAAAGATAGTGCAAGTATCCTTCGCCAGCCTTGGAACATGCTAGCCCAAATTGCAGACCACGCGCTACCCATCATGGATTTAACCAAGTGAAGGATAGTTACCACGCCAAAGCCTTGTCCGTCTGCATTGTGTCCCCACTAGGAATCGAACCTAGATCGAATGGTTAAGAGCCATCTGTTCTACCACTGAACTATAAAGACATTCACCGAGTACGTATACATGGAATCGAACCATAACTTTTGCCTTATCAGAGCAACGGTCTACCACTAACCTATACACGTATCTTGTACCCCCAATTGGACTCGAACCAATACGGACTCTTTAAAAGAGAGCTATCCTAACCATTAAATGATAGGGGTAACATGTGCCTTCCGCGAGAGTCGAACTCACAGCAACCATTGGTCAAGAGCTTTACAGGCTCCCTCTGCTCCCTACAGAATAAAAAGGCATTAACGAAGTGATCTTTTCAACGCGCGGATCACTACGGATAGTTACTCATGTATTTTTGGAGATATCTCTCACATCTATGACAACTAACAAGCTGCGGAAATTGAGGGAGTCGAACCCCCGTGGCTTTTACACCTAACGCATTTCAAGTGCGCCCCGATAGACCTCTCTGGCAAATTTCCATTTTCCAAACTCGCTGAAACTTTCTTCTCATTTGTTTATATGAGTGTCTGTTCCAACCTTTCAATCTCATCTTTTTTTCTATGCTAGTCATTTAACCTTAAGTCGTTCTGGTGAAGTAGGCTGGTCAGGCGTTACTTGCTTAGACACCAATTTGCTGCCCCAGTAGGCTACGATCCTACATTGCTGGATTCAGAGTCCAGATTCCTGCCAATTAGAAGACAGGGCAATACAGCGTTTAGTGAGGTTGCTATCTCAATGCGGAAATCAGTGTACTCGAAACACAAAGTTTTACCTTCTCACTCTTTAGCAAAGAGGTGTGGAACCTATCCACTTTAACTTCCACTGGTGCACCTAAAAGGATTCGAACCTTTACTGTTTTGCTTTTGAGGCAACTGCGTCTGCCGATTGCGCCATAAGTGCATTAAACTTTTCTACGCTCCAACCAATCATGTAATGCTTTCCATGTACAATAACTGGAACTCCCATTGATCCATAGTTCTCCAACATGAAGCTTCTTCTTTCAGTATCAGCCTTCACGTTGTACTCCACGTAATCAATCTTATTATCCTTGAAATACATCTTCGCCACATGGCAATACGTACAGGTTGGTGTTGAATATATTTCTACCATAATGTGTCTCATGCAGGAGTCGAACCTACATCAATCGTTTCGAAGACGATCATTCTGTCCGTTAAACTAATAAGACAAAGGGTACCCCTATGTGGAATCGAACCACAATCGCTTCCTTCGCAAGGAAGCATCCTATCCGTTGAACGATAGAGATAAATAGTTTAGAGTCGTTTCGGACCTTACCAATCAAGGTAGTCAGCAATCTGGGAGTCGAACCCAGAAAATAAAAGGTTTAAGCTTTTCCTCTATGCCGTTCGAGTAATTGCTGGTACTTAAGGGGAGAGTTGAACTCCCAATCCACGAGGGGCAATAGTTTCTAAGACTATCGTGTATACCGTTCCACCACTTAAGTATGTGTTGATTTCTGAATTGAGGAGATAGTTGAGTTTGGCGTTTACCAAGTGGGAAACCCACGAGATAGGATTCGAACCTATATTTACCATGAAGTAACCAAAAACTTACAACCTCAATTCAGAAATCAAACATGTGCTCCATATTGGAATCGAACCAATACTATTTGTGTTTCAAACAAATGTGCAGACCCGCTACACTAACGAAGCATTTACAAGTATTAGCAGACTTGTGGCTGGCAGGACCGTAGTGTTCTTATGGGTACTATCTTACCTGTGCCCCCACTAGGAATCGAACCTAGATCGTGAAGTTAGAAGCTTCGCATCCTGTCCATTGAACGACAGGGGCAATCAGTTGTACGCACATCTATTCAGGAGCGACCTGAGTGATCCCCACGCCCGTCATGCGTCCCTTGAGGTGGGTATTCAACAACTGGTACGTACTGTTGGATTCGAACCAACGAAATCTTCCAGATATAAGCTGGAGGCCTTACCACTTGGCTAAGCACGTAATGGACACGTAGATGAGACTTGCACTCATGCATTGCGAGTTTGCAATTCGCTGCCTTGCTATCTTGGCGACAACGTGACAAGTAACCCGTTTGCAGATTAATAGTAAGAAGGTTTAACTTACTTCGGGAACAAGAGCCTTTTGGTACGCTCAGAGGGATTCGAACCCTCACGCACTGATTGGAAGTCAGTAATGCTAGCCATTAACATCATGAACGTATGAACTAGTTTAATGTCATTACGGACAGTTGGTAGTCATTAAAGGACTCGAACCTTCAGCCTTCTTTGTGTAAAAAAGTTGCTCTGCCAATTGAGCTAAACGACTATGTGATATTTTTATCTCAGTTATCTTCTGATGATGGTTATCCTCGCAAGTAATAGTCCTTGCACTGTGATCCATGTTGTGATCTCACGGGGAGTTGAACCCTGTTCTGCTCCTTGAGAGGGAGCTGTCCTAACCATACGTAGACGACAAGACCATATCGGCCACAGCATTGAATACTGCGCTTACGTGGCGGGAAACCCACCAACCGAGTTTTAAACTTCGATGCTCTTTCACTAGGATTCGAACCTAGAACTTCAACCGTTAACAGCGGTGCCCTCTGCCAGTTGAGGTATGAAAGAATGTTGCGGAACGCTTCAGAATCGAACTGAACCAGCAAGTTTTGGAGACTCGCTCGCCAACCTTGGGACATGGCGAACCAAACAAGTACGGGGTACGGGATTCGAACCCATGTTACTGATGTGAAAAACCAGTTGCCTAAGCCTCTAGCAGAACTCCGCATGTGTCAGGAATTCCACCTGAACATTCAAACTAAATTGTCAATGATCTTTCCTGAAGCCCTCGCTTCGCTACTAGCGCATCCAAGGGGAATCGAACCCCTTACCTTACCGTGACAGGGTAACGTGATAACCAGTTCACCATGAACGCTTGTACCTATCCATTATAGCAAATAATGATTCGCTATGCAAGAAGGTTATCCACAAAACCAAACTACAACACAGAAGCCATGCTTCGCATCTTACTTGTTCTTGCTTTCAATAATCTGCTCTCTCACACCTAGCACTGCTTGCATCAACTGCTGAGGAGTCATATTACTATCCACCTTCGCCATCATTGCAATGTTCTCAGTAGACTGACCCTGAATGATCTGACCCTTATCAAAGATGATTCCGAAAACCTGCGCCAATGAACTTACATTCGCATCATCCAAACGCTTCTTGCTTGAGTTAATCAACTTAAGCTTTCGCATTAGGATAGTGAACGCTTGCTTTCTTCCATCAAGAATCAAGTCCTTCAGCTGCACATCATCCTTGGCATCCTTCTCTGCAAGCTGCTTATCTACCTTGTGCACTAGTGCCTGACGTTCCTCTGAAGCAGAGTTTACTTGAGCATACACCTTCTTGTTCACACCATAAGGCAGGAATCGTTCAGGATTATCCTCAACTTCAATCTTCACCTTTGCAACCACTCCTCTTACAGAGTTGGCTGTTGTCAATCGCTTACCAAGACCAAGTGCGATCCCTGCATCGTATGCAGACATCTTCCCCAGCAACATATACATCTCTGCCTTTTGCTTATCGGAAAGATATTTAGGTCCGACACGGTTGAAATCAATTTTGGCTTTCTTCTTCTGCTCAGCAAGCATACCCATATTATATCATAAGTATGCTACTTTGTAAAGTCTTTTAATACCCTGTGGAAAATCCTATTGCATTATTATCCATGATATGCTATAATGGATGGTAACAAGTGATGGGGGGTAGATGGCGCGTCACTCTAAATAAAAGCGCACAGTACATAGCGGCTCCAGCCGAAATAGACTTACTACTTGTGCTCACTGGGGGAATACCTCCGATAAGACTACTTCATGTGTAATGTGGGTAGGGGGGTCTTAGCTCACCAACCAAAATAAACTTACTACTTAAGATTTACTACTATGAAGGATATACTAGAGAGTATTATATCTAAGGTAAACAATACTCAGAAGGCAAATCAATATCGACCCCGCCAGCCAAAAGGTCTTTGTTCTCAAGAATTTTCAGGCGTTAAAGGCCTGCTTATTTTTTTATTTTTTTCCT